TAGTAGAAGGAGTAGTTGAAGCACTTAAACTTGAACCATACTCATAATATGGTTTAAGATATTGGCCTGTTGTATCATTTCTTACAAAAGACGATGCGTGCAAACCATCAAGTAAATCAGCATCTAACCCACTTCCGCTTCCGTCATTACCTGGATACCATACTGCATTACCACCTATATAAAAACCTCCATCAGCTCTCATTACTCCTGGAGTGTATACACCAGATCCATAATGACTAGACTCATTTAAACGAAGCCATGTATCATAAGAAGCTATTGTATCTTTCTCGTTTAAATAAATTCTACCATCTCCAGTAATTCTAGTAGTCCAACTAGTTCCATTATTTACAGCAATAGCATAGTTTGCAGAAGGAGACACTCTAGCGTACATACCATAGTCAAGAGCTGCGGCATTTACATATAATCCCCAGTCATTATTGTTTGACTTAGTTATGTAAACTACAGCATCTGTAGAAGAGTTACCTGATCCTCCATCAAATATACCTCTACCCAGTACATGAAAATTTTCAGCAGGAGAAGAAGTACCAATGCCAATATATCCTGAACTATTAATACGCATGCGTTCTGTTGAAGCAGCATCACTACCAACAGATTTTGTAGACATAATAATATCACCAATTCCTACGCCAGAACCACTTGTCATAACGACACCAATACTAGCATAACCAGCAGTAGGAGCAGCGTCATTTGTAAATACAATTTGACCAACGTCTCCTGTTGAATTAGGAATGCGAATATTCAATTGCGCATTAGCACTATAGCCAAGGGTTGATATGGTTGACTGTGATGCAGGGGGAGCTAAATCAAGTCTTGATTGAGGACTAGTAGTACCAATACCTACGTTACCGCCATTTGTCATTGTTAACCTACTAGTTAAGTTAGAGGCACTTCCTGCGGTTATTCCTGTCCCTGTACTAATATCTAATGCGCCATCATTAAAATTTAATACCGCTGATTTATAGGCACTGTATTTATTAACCCATCCTGATGCTCCGTAAACGGTATTAAATGTTATATAGGCATCATAATCGTTTCTAAACAATACTCCAAACCCACCAGAATTAAATGAATTGTATGAAGAGTTAGTTGTAGTATAAGAACCACCACCTAGCTGTAATATACTAGAAGGACTAGCCGTCCCAATACCTACATTACCCCCAGCGGTGATACGCATACGTTCTGTACCTCCCGTAGCAAACGCCATATTGTTGTCACTCCCAACCCTACCTATTTCTACATTATCAGAAAAAGTTGAAGTTCCACCTATTTGAAAAGTACCATTGATTAATGTTAGTTTTTGTCCAGGACTAGTAGTACCAATACCCACGTTGCCTGCAGAAGTTACCTGAAAAGCATAAGCACCACCTGTATTATTATATAATCCAAAGTTTCCATTGTTAAGGGAATATAAATGCCAATCAACTCCAGTACTTGCAGTTGTGTTGTTTATTCTAACGCTTGCATTTAACCCTGTACCTGACGTAGAAATTGCCCCCACTGCAGTTACACTACTTGAGAATATAGCTGCTCCAGAAGTATTTAATGTTAAAATATCTGCCTGTGTAGCACTTCCTATACTCCACTGCGTTGTACTAGTTCTAGTTCCCGCATACCAGTTTTCGTACCCTGCGTTATACCAGTTTATTTTTGTACCATTACCTTTAATTTGCAATGTTCCATTAAATATACCGTCACCATTTACATCTAACTTTGCTCCAGGAGAGGTAATTCCTATTCCTACATTTCCACTATTTAAAATAGACAATGCTAATGTGCCAGCAAATATATCATCATTATTTGCATTAACCCAGAAACGCATAGCAGCACTATAGTCATAAGCCATTCCACCCCACTTAGTACCGTTACTATTAAAGATAAGACCTGGGTAGGTTGCTGCTAAAGTTGCTGTTCTATTCCATCCACCTGTACCTGTTGCTCCACCAGTAACGTGTAAAGGAGTAGCAGGACTACTAGTACCAATACCAACACGTACATTATTTGTATTAAATCCTGGAGTAAGTACGGTAAGACCAGTAGTTAAAGCATAGTCAGAACCTGTTCCCCAAGTTTGTACTTTTAAATCTAATCTACCTCCACCAGTTACTTGAGAATACTCCAAACCAGCCAGAGGATTATTATCATAAGAAGATGTACCTAATGATAAAGTTGCTGTAGGATTTGCTACCTTAATACCTACATTTCCAGCAGTTACTAATGATGTAGTAGATCTTGTTAGATTTAAAAAATATAAATTGCTTTGTGAATTATCTGTAGTAAAAGCACCATTTGTACCATTAACATATAAGTCACCAACTACATGTAGTTTATAACTAGGAGAACTAGTGCCTATACCTACATTACCTCCGTCTGGGTTTAAATTTAAAAATGCCCAAGTTCCTAAACTTCCTGCATTGTCAGTGACTTGTAGTTTGACTTGAGAATTATCAGAGTACATAGTAAGTCCTCTAGTACCTCCACCTGTTCCTCCTGTTGTAAATCTAGCAATGTTATTACCAGTAGCTCCACCATTTACTTCAAGTTTTGTACCTGGACTATTAGTTCCAATTCCAACATTACCACTAGAAGCAACACGCATTTTTTCGGAGTTGGCAGAATTAAAAACTAAAGTTCCATCACTATAAGGAAAGAAACCTGTACCTGGGCTACTAGCATTTGTTAATCCATATCCATCATTAACCCAAGCAGAAGCTCCAATAATGTAAGTTGTTCCTGCAATGTTAGCTGCAAATCCAGCATAAGTTGTTCCTATAGAAATCCTATTAGAAACAAAAATATTGTCTGTGCTAAACTTAGAAACATAATAGACTCTAGGAGTTCCTGTAGGAGTTCCTGCAGTTTGAGAAGTTGTGTACGTAGTCCAACCCAATGTTTGTAGACGCCAACTACCTGTATCCCAAGTAGATCTATAGTATTGTAATTCGTACTTTCTATAGTTAGAAGAAGATTGAGTAAGAACAACCCTTACGTTATTACTAAAGTAAGTATCATTAGTACTACTTCCATATATGTTTACGTTAATAGCATGATTTTCATTGTTAGTTGGGAAATCACATTCTGCTCTTGCAGTAATATGAATCCTATAGTGAGAGTTATCAAAGTAACCTGTGTCTCTGTATTCTCCCCAAAGATTAAAAGATTGGCATGTTGATGTTAAAACTACTTCTGCAATCTTATACCAACCATCACTTGAAGGATACCCATAAGTATGATCTCCTTCTATATTTCCAAAATTAGAAATTAAGTAGGTAGTGTTGTCATAACTTACACTTGTTCCTGACATTCTTACTAAGCCAGTTCCATTAAGCTGTGGTTGCTTAGCGGCTATACTGTTTGTAACAGTTGTTGAGAAGCTAGCATCGTCACCCAATGCAGCAGCAAGCTCATTAAGAGTATCTAGCGTACCAGGAGCTGCATCTACTAAGGCAGATATTGCACTAGTCACATAGGACTGAGTAGCATATCCGCTTAAACTAGCAGAAGTTAAATATGCTTGGGATGTAACCCAAGATTGTGTAGCTGCAAGAGCTCCATTAATAGTAATAGTTCCCGAGGTAACCACATTACCCCCTACTATAAGTCCGTTCTTTACGATAAATTCATTAGACATGTCTTAGTATTTATATTTCCAAACAAATCCGTATGCTAACTTCTTAGTTCCACGAATACACTTTCCTATATGACTATCATCATAATTTAAAGTAGAAGCTATGTTTTTTATGGTAGTTGTCCATTCTCTTATTACAGAATTATCTACTGGGTTAATTTGTAATATACCACCATGATTTTCTAATAAATTCTTTTCTCTAGTGTTTAAACATGCTAATTTATAACTATCAGGTTTAATTCTATTTTTATTAGCTATTGATATTTTTTTCTTGGCTTCTTCAGAGCAAGCATAATTAGACTTTTTTGGAGCCCTTCCTTTCTTTGCTAAACTCATAAGTTGTTTTGTTTCTTCTGATCTTTTCTGCCCTAAGTGATGACTACTTCTTTTTAATTTAGTTTCTTCTGTATCTACTCTACCAAAAGTACCATCTCCACCTGCAGTCATGTTCATACCTAAAGGATTGTTTTTGTAGAAAGTATTTAACAAAGTAATATACTCAATTTCTTTAGTAGAAAGTAAGTCGGGATTACATGTTTCTAAAACTTCTAAAGTATGGTTTTCCCAACCATACTTTTTTATACTATTGTAAATTAAGGGTTGCTTCTTACAGTTACAGTTTCTGTAACAAGAAGTTCTACTAGACAAGCACATAGTTTTACCTATGTAAACTTTTCCATTAGGGTTTGTGATTTTGTAAATTGTAGCTTGCTTCATTTTTTATTGTTTTCACTATCCAACAATGTTTATAATCTGTATTTTAGAAATATTTATAACTCATTACTATCGTATAAGGATTGGCACTTGAGTTTACTGCGTTAATTCGTGCATCTGAGCCCACTAGAGAGCTTGTAAAGTTAATAGCGGTAGTTGACCCTATATCAGGTGTAGTTGTTTCAGTGTGAGCGATTGTAGGCGTTCCTGATTGATTCCAGGTAACCATGATTGTACCAGCTCTTTGGTCTGTAAGTGAGTTGTTGTTTAAAATATAATACTCAATGAAAGCACACATACCTACGCTTACGGTTTGAGCCCATACAACAGTAGTAGCACTAGCGTTAATAGTAGCAGTAGAAGACATGTGTACTACTCCGTTACCAGTTCCTACTCTAAGTTTATCTTGTACTCTTACTTGTCCGTTTACATCTAAGTCATATCCTGGAGAAGCTTGGTTAATACCTACTCTGTTAGTAGTAGAATTGTAAGTCAAAGCAGAGGCTCCTGCTAAAGATCCAGAACTATTGTATTGGAATTGTGTATCAGATCCTCCTGGAGTTGTTGTGGCTATTGTCCAACTTCTATTTGCACTTAGATCATAGCTAGTTCCATTAATAGTAAGCGTTCTTGCTTGAGGAACGTAACCTGCTGAACTATGATTACCCCAGCCATACGCAGTATTCCAGTTGGTACTGTTACCGCCTGTAGCTGTGATAACTCCACTTACATCTAGTAAAGTAGAAGGAGAAGTAGTACCAATGCCTACGTTGCCAGATGATAAAATGCTTAAAAACGTATTAGCTCCAGAATTCCAACTACCAGGTGAGGTGTTGTATTTAATATCAAACCTACCACCGTAAAAATCTAACCAGGGAGTGCCACTACCTACAGATAAAGCAAGACCATTGTTGTTACTACCGGTGCTATTTAAAATTCTAATAGCATTATCATTACCTGTAGCAACATCTAACTTATATCCAGGAGTTGTAGTTCCAATACCAACATTACTATCTGATCCTCTAAGATATAATGCTTCAGTTCCATTAGGTCTAAAAGAAATATTATTAGATAAACCAACAATATAATTAAGATTAGCACCTTGTTTTAAAAGTAATGTTGTTTGAGATGAATCACCTTCAAATGTTGCTGTAGCGCCAGCAGCTCCTTTTACATGTAACGTTGCTGCTGGTCCAGTAGTTCCAATACCTACATAACCGTTTCTAGTAAATGTTACAGCATCAGTAAATGTAGGAGTATTGTCTTGGTATGAAATATAAAGTGCATCAGTTCCTGCGCTATGTCTTAATGACCATCCCCAATTGATACCGTATTCAGTAAGCATAAGCCCACTGTAATTTGCAGCTTGTCCACCAGCTTCTACTTTAATGTAATTGTCTGTTGCAATACGACTTAAGTGTAAAATTTCTGTTGGACTTGTAGTACCAATACCAACATTTCCTGCTGTAGTAAATCTAGCAACTTCTATAGTTCCTGCATTTACAGTTACATTACCTGTTCCTCCATAAAGAAGTAAACTAGCGTTATTAGCATTACTTTGACCTACTGTTAGGGTGTTGGATGAATTTAATGCTAGTAGAGTAGCTCTAGCACCCCCAGTTGTATACTGTAAATATCCTCTATTGTTATCTAGTATAATGTTACCAGATGCTATATAAAGTTTATCATCAACATAGGGAGTACTAGTAGAATTAATTACAACATTACCAGCAGAGGTGATACGCATACGCTCTAAGCCACTAGTTTCAAACATCATAGGAACATAAGAAGATGTTCCCATATATGTACTTGATATGTAGTTGCCGTTAGCGTCTGAAGACAATACCAATTGAGGGACATTTGCAGTTCCTGATGAAACTCCAACTACACCATTTACGGTTAATGCTCTGTTTGGAACAGTTGTGCCAATACCAACATTACCTCCATAAACATTTAACAGAATATTACCCCAACCATTATTAGATGTTGCTAATATTCTAAGAGCTCGTGTAGAACCTAAATTTAGAATATCAAAACCGGCCCCCGAGTTATCTCCGAAGTTAGCACTTGCATCTATGTATAATCCGCCAACGCCCGATGTTCTAATACTTCCATTTACATCTAATTTATATGTTGGATTATTAGTTCCTATACCTACATTTCCACTAGATTTTACAGTTAATAAAGCATTAGAATATTGAGCAGAAGAATGATCATTGCTAGTACCTGTCCTAGCAATTACGTATCCACCATCAAAGTCGGTATAAGGAGTACCTGCAAACCAAGTAGACCCTACACCAGTCATATGAACACCTGCTCCACGGTAGTTATTGTGAGAATTTAGCCACAATCTAGAAGCAGTATAGTTAACACCACCATCTGCTTGTACTGTTAAGTCAGGTCCTACTGTAATAGAGGTATTTGTTGTTGCGCCTCTTCCTGTTACTGTTGCAAGTGTATCGATCTCAGCAGTTAAATAATTCGGAGACCAATTCTTCCAAAGACCGTCTGAATCATAGCGCAATAACTGACCTGCAGTAGGCAAGTTTGTTTTTAAATCTACATCATGAATCTCATTTAACTCAAATCCATTCTGTACTTTAACGAAGATTTCTCCATTGTTAGAGTTCTTACGGGTTACTATACCGATAAAAACCAGGTGAGCAGGAGCATACGGTTTATTTGCTAAGCCGTAAATTAAGTTTCCTCCTGTTCCCAACCATACTGGATCACCTTCTGTACCTGCAGTTGAGGTATCTAATCCTGCTAAAAGACCTTCTGTTACTACATTGGCAAATCCGTTTGTAGAAACTGTGGCATCCAAAAGACCCATAGTCTTAGAAGATGTGGCTTCAGAAGCATTAGAAGCCAAACCAACAATCATGTTAGTTCCGTCTGCACTAGTTACGTAGACTGCTTGACCCTTATTAATCGCTACACCAGCTTTTACAACGTGTTGTAATCTTGAAGTATAATCAACAGTACTGATTGTCCAGCTTCTGTTAGCTGTAAGATCATAACTTACACCGTTAATAGTTAACGTGCGAGATGTAGGAACATAACCACTTAAGCCTATGCCAGATGTAATATCTGACATTAATTGAGCATAGGTTCTAGTATATAGTTGTCCTTGTGCAGTTGTACCTACAACAACATAGTCCCAAGTAGCAGTATTTGTTAAAGCTGTTA